CGCCAACTGGCTCTTTGATGTTTTTATCCATGACCTGCACCCTGTGTACTTACGCCATGCTGTCAATAACTTAACTTAATTTTACAGTTATTTAACTGGTTAGCGGGGAAACTTAAAGAAAATCGCTACGGATTTACGTCCCCTGCGGGGGAACTTAACTTTTTACCTTAGATTCACCTTTACCTTCAACTAACTAAATCAACTAACTAAATTAACTAAAAACTGTACCTTTTGTACGAAATAAACTAACTTCTTGAAAAAGGGTGATTTCAAGAAGGAACAAACATTTACAGTAACCCTAGTACTATTTAGTTATACTTTATTTATAGGTTAGTTATATGTAAACCATATGATTTACTACACTAAACCATATGATTTACTTGAGTACACCATTTGATGTTCATGGAATAGCACCTAAACTGGTTCCTGGTGTTTAATTTGAGTCATAGGGAGTAGGTGTAGCAAAACTTTCCCTTTAGAGTTATGGTTTCCAGTAGTCCTGCCTCTTCCTTTGCTCTCAACCTCTTAACAAATGGCTTATAATCTCCTTTGTATTTAGTTCTCATGGCTCTTGAGTGATAGGTTTTGCCGATCTCTGGGTCATAGAATCCTTTATCATCTGGGGTCATACCTATCATCTCGAAGTTAGAAGCTTTGTAGATGGTTCCACTATGCCCATACATTGGATCAGCGTAACTAACAATTGTCTTAACGCTTTTAACGTTTAGCTTTATCCATCTTAGGCAAAACCCAATAACCCTGCTCTCTGAGTTCTTGCCACAGTCATCTAGCAAAACCAAACGTCTAAGTTCTAAAACTTCTGCCTCACTATTCCCAAACTTCTTCCAAGCAGTTGTGCTGAGTTGGCCGAATAACACCGCACCAACTAGCAAGCTATTGTGCTCAACCTTGAAGCATTGTGTTATCTTAACACCATTTATGCTTTTAGAGTAGTGGTTGGTTTCAATAAACTCCCTTACCTCTTTGGCTTCACATGGAATTATTGTTAATTCTCTGGCTTTCATGTTGAGTTTTATTGATTTTAGTTTCATTTATTGGGGCGAGGCAATCAGGCGTTGGATCGCTGAATCCTCCAGCATTTGGTGTTGATTTCCTGTCTATAGGGACAAACACCGAAAGGTTCGAAGAAAAGCTCGATGTTTTAGGGTGAGTGTCGCCTCCATAAACCCCCCTAGAGAGATTCGCCCTGAACGCCAAAAAGTTCTCTTTGTATTCGTCGTCGTCTTCTAGTGCATCCAAGTGCTTTTTTTTGCGGTTGCTAACAGTGTTCAATGTTACTTTCATGGAATCCGCTATGCACTTACCTCGCAAATCCCTTTCCATTAATGACGCCTGAACAATTTGCCTCATCATGCACTCCAGTGGCACGTGGCTCCTAGACATCAGTACATCTTTATCTACTCCCCAGAGCAAATACGCTTGCCGAAATGCTTCCTTTGTAATCTCTTTTTCTTTCTTCGTCGGCTCTCCGTGTTTCCAAATCATAATTATTTTACGTTATCTCCTAGGTATAATTTTCTGTAATTGTGTGAACCTCTTTTCCTGAGGTACTTTTTCTCGACAAGGAACGAGATTCTATTCTGGACGCTGTTAGGGTGCTGTACACCTAAAAGTTCCGCTATAGAACGGTTGCTTGCAAAGCAGCCATCATCGGAACTGAATCCCTGCACGTAGGCAAGAATCATCTTGTCGATCTGGCGTAGTTTCGGATCTCCTAGAATTCGGGATGAGATCCATATCCCTTTTGATGGTGACATTCCTATCCCTGACCAAGATTTTATACTGCTGTCAATAACAAAGTTGTTGAGAACACAATAACAAAGTCACAAGTAACGCGAGCAAACGTCTTGAAATCTGCTTTTTTTAAGACGGAACAAACTGCTTGGGGGAAATACTCCTTAAAAATATACATAATTACCTGAAGGATAGGTAGTTACAAAGATCCTTAAAACTTCTTACTAAACGTACTTAGTAAGATCCTTAAAAGATCCAGTTTTGTTATTAAACACTTGACATACCCATAATGAGCATTCTTGTTTTAAATAAAATGAATCAAAATGAATACGATCTACAGAGCCGAGTAAGCAAAATATCATACAGGATGGGATTTAAAACCGCGGTACAGTTCCTTGAAGACAAATCCATCGCTGGTGTTTCGTACAAAGAGTACGAGATAGCGATGGGGATTTAGGCTTAGGCTTTTGGCTTATTGTTTATTAGGCTTTTTGCCTATTAACGTACAGAGTTCAATCCCTGGGGATGACCGCCCTGGTAGCGCTCCCACGGGGAGAATTCGTCGGAGAGTTCCTGATCGACCGGGCACGACCCTGGGCCTGCCTCCATTTTCTGAATACGTCCTAGAACAGGCCATGTATCCAATGTTCTAGTACGTTCTAGTTTTTGAAACGGTGGATTAAAACCGATCCGAAAGTCGTAAGAAATCCACATTTTGGATACAGAATCTCCGTTTTCATTGGACTACAACCGTAGTAATTAGAATTGTAAAAAAGATGTTTAAATTCAACTATTTTTTTTTACATTTAGAATCATTCTAACTACGAGAGCCTCTGTACGTGGCGATCTAGTACTTGGATCATCTTGTACGACCCTTTTTTCAAAGACGCCTCACAGAGCCTCTCACAGCCTCTCAGAGGTATTCCTGATCTCCCCTATAGGGTAGATGTACGGCATAAGGCCATCAGATCGTGCACAGCGCGTTTCAATCGAATCCGAATCCTATGATGCATTCTCTGCAAAATTGAATCCTAAAGCATTTAATGCCTCTGTATTCGAAATCGCAAGACAAGGTGAGTACGCACAAAAAAGCCCATCGACCGAAGCCGATGGGCTGTATTCAGAATCTGGATGATTTACGCCATCAGTTTGTCACAGATCAACCTCGCAAGTTGTATTGGGTTCTCACTTACAACGATGGTACTGAACCACCGTTTCATGCTCTGAGCGTAATCCATCGACTTCGACTCATCTCTCAAACAACATCCGATCAAATCAACTTTACCGCGAAATTTTCCGAAGTCGGTTTTGTCGTCGGTGATTGCCGCATCAGTGAACACGATTGCTGTATCCGCATCCTCCATACAAGAGCGATACCGAAGCAAGCAGGATTGCATCGCTTCCCGATTCGGAGAAGGTTTCGCTCTCAGTATTTCCTTACTGGATACAGAACTCATGTCGCCGATCATATCCTCAGAAGTGAAAACGATTTGAACATCTGCTATGCCCTTCTCATCCAGTAACCGTAAAGCGGATACGAAATCAATTCCGCCTAATTGAATCAGAGGAATTGTCATTGATCCTGACATATCAACTACAACGAAAAGCTTTCTTTTCATTTTTCGTTTCACAGTTCCCAAGAAAGGATTTCCAGATCCTGTCATTGCGGATTGAATACGAATCCTAGAACCAGTCGATGCAGATCGACCTCTTGCAATTCTTTTATTGCAAGCAATACTTGTCATTGATCCGTGAATACGATCTCTGAGCGATGTGCAAGGGTCGTAAGTCTTTATGTCGTATTTGAAGGGCCACATATCCCAATCCATGTCACCAGGTTTTGAATACCATCCCTTTCCGTTGTTCAAGTTGTGTCGCGCTGGCGCATCGGGATCAGCAAATCCTCCGATTGTATCAGAGTACCAGCCAACATCACCGATATCGGTGTGATCTCTACGTATTTGATCCTTGAATACCTCGTAGAACTCAATCGTGAGTTGTAGTCTATTTCTTAAGTCAATAGTGTGCACGTTCTGAGAAGTGAAAGAATCGTAGAACCATTTCAGCACCTTAGCTGTATCCATTTTTGAATTACGGAAGGTTACTTCTTTGACTCCTTTCCATTTCGGAGCTTGATGCTTCCAACTCTTCCAAGTTTTTGCCTCATTAAATTTCAATATCAACAAGTACTGACAAGGGTCGATTGTATCCATTGGAATCTTACGAAGGTAATTTTTCCAACCGAAGCGTTCGCCTACTCTTTCTTGTTCCATGCGCTCGATGTAGCAATCCTCAGTTGCATTGAAAACATAAAACGGACAACCATTCGCTTGTAGTTCTTTTCCTAATACCGAAATTGGCATCGCATCGTCTTTCGAGTACCGACCATGTGCACACTCATGCCATAGCAAGCTTTTAAGAAAACCATGCAACTTCTGAGATTTCTGGACTGTATCCGAATTTATCATACCGTCGGACTCTTGCCCGACTGATATTTGATGCGAACCATCGAAAGACCAACTTGCAGTTTCGAAGTCCTTCAATACTTGCGTGTAGACCCTGTATCCAGAATCTGAACGCAACTCTCGGAGCTTGCCGATCTTTTGCTTCCCTGTTTTGTTTCGCCATTCGGAACGGATTGCCTTTGTTATTTTTGTATGTGATATCATTGTATTTATTTTTTGGTTACTTAGTTCAGTGAGTTCTTTACTTCTTGAACGGCATCTAGACTGTCCTGCAAAGGATCGCCTGTCCTCGCGTCACTCTCAATTAGTTGATCCTCTAAGCCGTCTAGTATCCAGGACTTGACTACACCCCAATCGGATGATCCTGCCCATTCAATCGCATTCACTAAAGTTCTGCAATCAATTGGAGCTTTCAACCTCATCTCATTAAAACGGTCTCTCGATAGGCTAGCGGCCACGGCAAATTGTTCAGGATCGATAACCACGTCGTACGTATCCGCAATCTGCTTACAGATACTAGCGAACTCCGTAACATCGAATTTGATGTTCACTTTATGCCAGCGGGACCAGAAAGCTTCTGTAATTGAATTAGCACTACGGTTACCAGCGGCGACGATGTGGAGATTCTTAACATTGCAACGGATCAACTCCGAATTACCGTTTTGCATCTTCAGAGTTCTCAGCACGTATTCGGAATCTCCTGACGATCCTTTGTGTGGTTCTAGAAATGAAAGTAAGAACTCTTGCGAAACGATTGGCCAACGTAGCACCTCATCCAAAAAAAGCAGAACGCGATTGCCGTCTGATGCGGAACGTACTGCTTGCGTCAATACACCATCGACAACGGCGAAACCTCCGTTGCCATCAGGAATCGTTTTTCCTATTAACGTTGTCTCCTCATCGATACTGTCCGAGCATCCATGTTCTAGATACAAATCGTAAGCCTTCCCTAGTTGCCTCAAAGAATAACTCTTCCCATAACTAGGCGGAGATGTAACCAAAGTCTTGAGACAAGCACCTTGGGGCGGATAGAACGGTAGAACTCTTTTCAATATCAAGTTGTCTGAACTTGCTTGTTGTACATTTGCTCTTGCTACTTTCGAAGGGTTAGCCTTGAAGCTGTCCTTGAATTCGTGATACTCTTTCTCTAGATCCTGGACGCGATCTAGAACGGGAGCTATCCTGTCATCGATCTCTTCCTGTATTTGAGCGCTGGATACCGTAGGCGAACTGCTAGCCATAGCGGTTTGAATGATTCCCGAAATCTGAGCCGTGATATCGGAGGCAATCGAATTGCTGACAGGAACCTTGCTGGACTTACAAAGGAGGTATCCAGAGATCAAGGACTCGCAAACTTCCCTAGCTTGTATTCCCTGGATGCTCTCTATCGTCCTCAAAGCATCGATACGACCCTTTCCCCTGACGTGACTTGAGGCATTGCTTGGAAGCGAGCCTAGATGCACCATAGCGGGAACAATGGCAGAGCGGAGATAGTCAGTAGTTGATACAAAGATCCGCCCCTGTGTCATTGTTGCAATTGTGTTTTTGATTTCTTGAACTGTATTCATTGTATTTATTTTTTGGTTACGGTTAGAAATGCCGAATCTGAATGATTCGAAATTTCGCCCATATAATAGCTTGCAAGACAATCGACTGTCAAACCCAACGTAAGTAGTTGATACTCAATGGTCGTAATCAAACCCTGGATACGGTTTGAAATATATAGGTGGAGGCAATAGGAAAAAGGGCTTTGATGCTGTCGTAAAAGTACAATTTTCTGTCGTAAATATACAATTTCACTTCCCAAACAGTCGAATTGTATCCAGATCTGAATACAAACGGCTGTTTTTGCGATGTTTTGAAGCTGTCCAAGCTTTTCAACTACAAGAGCAAATCTCGTCCTAGAACGACAAGGCTGCTTGTATTACGATTCTGGGTACAGCGTACTAGATCCGTCCTAGTAGTCCTAGAACAACTACGTTCTAGGTCGTCCTAGATCGTATCCAGATTCCAACTATTTAGGCTCGTATCGACTATTTGGCTACCAGGGGGGGGAGGGGGTCAGGGCTTTTTTTTAAATTTAAATTGCAATTTATGTACTGCCTTAGAAAAAAATACTTGACTCGTAAGCTTATTTATGATTTATGGCGTACTATTATGAATTCTACTGATCCTAATGTTATAAAACAACAGTTATTTGAGGACATTAATTCTGCTGTTATAGAGTACGCGGAGGAGCATGAAGTTAAAAAGCTCAAGTGCTTAGAACGCTACAACCCTAAGAAGGTAGCCACAATACTATTTCTTTCTGCTCAGGGCAAAAGCATTAACAACATGGTATCCAAATACGGTTTTAAACACGAAACAGTACAGCGTGTACTGGTTTCGTACGCTGACCACATGGGCAAATGGCGTGATCTAGGTGGGCAGCTTGCAGCTTACTCTTACTTAAACATAACCTCACTGGAGGAAGAGATAATTAACGATGTGCGTTCACGTATGCACTCTGGTGAGCTTAAGCCTACCTTTAAGGACATTAAAGATATTAGTATAGCGAAGTCTAACTCATCCAGGGAAGCTATGCTGGCAAGAGGAGAGGCTACTAGTATATCCAGAGAGGAAAAGGTGTACACGGATGATGACTACAAGAGCTTAATGGAAAGAGCTAAAAGCAAAATAAAACAAGCGGAGGTTATAGATGTTGATATCGAATAAATTTGAAGACGATGACAATAGCAATGAACTATATAAGGATAGGGTAATTGAAGAATTGTTTAAAATCATAAAGCAATTAGACCCTGATAGTTCTAGAGAAGAACTTGTTATGCTTGTTTCTGTTAACATAGCAGTCGAAGACCTAAAAGAAGACGAAGATGATTTTAATTTACAGAGGAACTAGCTTTATAGGATATAATCCCTAATTGAACCCATTTCGCAAAGTTTAATTGAATTATATGCTTTTCACGTTAAGTTTGATTGAATTAGAGTACATAAAGGGCTTGATATGTACGCGATCCTGTACATTATATTTAATAGTAAATAACGTATATATACATGAATAGACATGAGCGGTAAGGGAGACAGGAACAGGGTATCTGACTGGGATGCGTACCACAACGGGTACAACAACATCTTTAGACCTAAGAAACCATTTTACAAAGACATCAAGAAGTACAAAATACGAAGAGCTGTTAAAGCTTTTTTTGGGGGAAACTTAGATTCGACTCAGGAGGAAACTTCTGAGGACGTGGGTGCAAATCCCACTTCCTCCACCATTGACAGTGCTGCATTTAAGGCTCCTCCGATCCGTCACGGTATACGTAAAATTATAGAGTGATATATAGACGTATGACAATAAGGAAATCTAAACTAATAAGCATTTTAATGATTGTTGTTTCGGCTGGTGGGTTGGTGACGGCTGGATTGATTGCTAGCCCACTAGCAACGGTTTTAACCCTTGGGCTAATGATTGGATCTCTTGTTTTCTCTTGGGGGGTATGTAGATTAATAGATGAGTAAAGAAATGAAAATTGGAAATAAAGTTGTACTAAAGACAATAGGGATATTAAGTTAAAATGAATTTTACGGAACATCCTTTTTTAGAGTCCCCTACCGCTAAAGACATCGTTTGGCTGTACAACAACGACCTCCCGTTGCTTAAGGATCTTCATACTGTGCATGAAAGTAGGATCAAGGCCTCTGAGGATGACCCTGTAAGGCATGGGTTCGATCTCCCTGGATGGGAGCGTATTGAGCAAGGGTTAGAGCATCACAACGAGTGCCTGGCTTTAGGAGGTAACAGATCGGGTAAAACTACTGGCTTTGCTAAGATTGTTATGAAAGCGGTGACTGAAAGCAATGACGGTCACGTAGTATGCTTTTCACAGAACGAGGACACCTCCATCAAGGTGCAGCAAGCAGCCATATGGGAGATGATGCCTAAGGAGTTCAAGAAGAAGACCAAGAGCATCGAGGGGTACATCAATTACAGTATGCAGAACGGGTTCACGGCTAAGAGCTTCATCTTTCCCGATACCCGTACTAGAGTAGATTTTAAGACGTACACGCAGTACAGCAACAACCAGACCATCTTAGAGGGCTTTGAGTTCGGGTTCCCGAACCCAGTGGGCCTAAACATAGGCGCGTGGCTAGATGAGTACCTGGGGGATTCTAAGTTAGTGAACACGATTAGATTCCGATTAGCAACCAGAGATTCTGTTTTGGGAATAGGATTCACTCCCATTGACGGTTATACTCCATTTATATCGGATTATCTTAAGAGCGCACAAACTCTAGAGACTAAAAAGGCTAAGTTGTTAAAAGGCAGAGAGGTTCCAGTACGGCAGTACAGTCCATCGAGGGATGCGTCTGTGGTGTACTTGCACTCTGATGAGAACCCGTTTGGTGGGTACGAGCGTATAGCAAAAGACCTTCGGGGAAGACCAGAGGAAGAGATATTAGTACGCGCTTACGGAGTACCCGTAAAGAGCATGACTTCTTTACTCCCTCTTTTTAACACTGAGGTGAACGTGCTAAAGGATAAAGAGCCTAATAAGTACGGAATGCAGTTCCCTGATGTGTCTGATAAGTCCAGGTACACAGTATACCAGGTAGTGGACCCCGCTGGAGCAAAGAACTACGTATCTATATGGGCTGCTGTAGACGATAACGATAATGTGTACATCTGCCGTGAGTGGCCAGACTGGGATACTTATGGGGAGTGGGCGGAGTTCGGGGACCCTAAATGGAAATTTGGCCCCGCTTCAAAGAAAGTGGGACTAGGAGTAAAGGGGTACGTCGATTTATTTAAAGAGATTGAAGATGAGATAGGCATCGAGGTATTCGAGCGTATAGGTGATTCGCGATTTTTCGCTAAAGAGAACGAGAACAACGAAGATTTATTTATGTCCTTCGAGGAGCACAATATGATGTTTGTGCCTTCTGACGGGCGTATGGAAGAAGTAGGCTTGTCTGCACTAGATGAGTGGTTCAATTATAACCCTAATGAGCCGATTGATTCTGCTAATCGGCCCAGATGTTACATTCACGAGAGCTGTCGCAATTTAATTGACAGTCTCATAAACTACAACTCAAAAGGGAAAATGGACGAACCCTTAAAGGACTTCTTTGACGTTATTCGGTACTTGCGAATGGCGAACTCTGGAGAAGGCCCAGTCCACGTAACGGCTCGCGATTTAGCAGTAACTCGCAGGTCTATAGGAGGATACTAATGAAAAAGAGATTAATTAAAATTGCTGAAGAAAACGATGTACAATTCAAGGACTTAATTGGCCTTTGTGCTGAAAAGCTAAGTCCTGGTATGGTTACTGGATCAGGTAGAAATACATGGATCTCTGATGAGGGGCAGGAAATAATGCTTGAAGCTATAGAGGCTCCAGAGGCTACTGCAAAGCACGTAAGTGCTAAGGTTATAAAGGTAGCTCCTAACAAGAAGTACGTTTATGCGTACGTCCATGAAAGCGGAACTAAGATCCCTGTGCTTGTTCCTAAAAAAATTGCGGAACGATTAGTCGGGAAGTTAATTACAGTTGAAATCATTGAAGACGTTAATGGAATTTCTTACAGATACAGAAGAGGAGCGGCTTAATACCTTAGTTCAGAATAAAAAGTTCTTGTCCCAGGAGATAGATCGCTTGCTGGGATGGGAGCTTCTTAGGCTAATTTCATTATATAACTCAGACAGATTGATGCAAAATAGCGAATTCCGTGATAAGATAGGCGTAAACTACTGGTACTCATACAGGGTTCTGTACAAGGTACAAAATAAGGTTCAACAATTTTTAAAAAACCTAGAGAGGTAATGCAGAACAACGATTACTCAAAAGCAATAACATACGTTGGCAAAAAGCCAGATATAGATGTTCTTATAAAGGCGTACCAGAGGACAACAAACGAGCTTTCGGCTTACTACGACCTTTGCCGTACCTCGTACGATGATCGACGCAACTGGTGGCCAGGGAAGAGCCGTGATCTTCGCAAGCACGGAGCAGATGCCTTTCCCTGGGAAGGAGCTTCTGACCTAGAGAGTCATGTTATTGACGAGCGCGTAACTCGTTTAGTTTCGCTGTTCATGTCTGCCCTGAATAGGGCTAATATACAGGCGTTCCCCGTAGAAGCTACAGATGTCCCTAGATCTAAGGTAGTATCGAACTTCTTGAAGTGGATGACAACCTCTGGGTACATCCCTAGATTTAAACAAGAAATGGAGCTTGCGGCGAACTACTTGCTTGAGCGCGGTATAATGGTTACGTACTGCGGTTGGATCATGGAAGATCGCACGTTTAAGCAAAAGATAGACCTAAGAAGAATTGCTGCCGTTAGTCCTGAGCTAGCTGAAATGATAGCTAGCGGTCAGAATGACGAAATGGTAATTCAGCAGATGCAATCCGCTGTTCAGGTATCTGAAGCTAACGCAAGAAAAGCGCTAGAAGAACTGCGTGAAACAGGGGTAGCAGAAGTTCCTACCGTTCGCAGACAGGTAAATGCTCCAGAGGTGAAGACCCTTGGACCTGACGGCGATTTTATTTTTCCCGCTTATGTAACAGACCCACAACGAGCGCCGTATTGCTTTTGGCGCACGTATTACACTGCACAAGAGTTGCAGAATAAGGTAAGAACGGATAGCTGGGATGAAAATTTCGTGGAGCACGTGATCGAAAACTTCTCTGGTGTAAACATAAATTCCTTGGAGAGGGAGCAGGAGGGAAGGCGAAGCATATCATCAACTGATAGTGCTTATGAGGCTGAGGAACTGATTGAGATCATACATGGTTACCAGAGATTGATAGACGAGGACGATAAGTCCGAGGGTATCTACGAGACCGTGTTTCACGAATCTTTTTCAGGGGGCAAAGGGCTGGGCATACAATCGTACGCTAAGTTCGATCTTCTAAATGGGTACGAGGACTACCCTGTAGTTGTTACTCGGTTCAGCGAGGACACAAAGCGTCTATATGACGCAATGACTGTTCCATCGCTCCTGAGGGGCATACAGAACCAGGTTAAGGTAGAGCGTGATTCTCGAATAGACAGCAACTCGCTATCTACTCTGCCAGCCGTAACGCATCCAAAAGGAAGAAAGCCAGAGGAGATTGGCCCAGGTCGCTTTATCCCAGAGGTTCGTCCTGGCGAAATTAGCTTCATGAAAGGACCAGGATTTAACCCTGGATCTATAGAAATGGAGAACAATCTTCAGGCACAAGCTGACCGTATAGTTGGACTAGATGAAGAATCTCCGCTTAGTGGAGTGCGCAGGCAATTCCTAGTTGACAAATACTTGCAGCACATCGCTCAAGTTATTACTACTTGTTACAAGAATTTTCAACGCTTTGGTCCTAACGAAATATTTTTTAACGTAACGGGAGTTCCCGATCCCCAGATGTTTGATAAGGGTGATCCAAATGAGAACTACGACGTTACTATTAGTTTTGATGTCCTGAACGCTAGTTCAGAAAAACAAGAAGCTAAATTAAATCAGTTGGTTTCGCTAGTCCAGATGGACAGAAACGGATTAATTGACGTAGATAAACTACTTACGGCAGTCGCTGGAAGCATTGACCCAGTTCTGGCTAGCGGGATTCTGCGTCCCGCTCAAGAAGCGCAGGACCAGATGTTAAAAGATATTACAGATGACTTATCAAAAATTTATGCGGGAATCGAAGTACCAGCGCGTCCTAACGGTGCTCAAGCTGCTTTGCAAATTATTCAAAGCTATGTGCAACAGCCAGATATTGGAAAACGGCTTCAAGAAGATGAAGCTTTTGCCCAGCGTCTACAAAAGTACAATGCACAGTATCAGTTCGTTATACAACAAGCTGAAAACGCGCAAATAGGACGAGTAGGTACTGCACCAGCTCAAATGGGCGAGGTACAAACTCAAGGTATGCAGCAGTAATGCCTGATAATCAAAGTACATCAGAGTTCGCTGACGAACGAGCCTTAAATGCCCGATTAGATTCTATTTTGAAATCTATGGATGGGAAACAGGTTTTCCCAACAAAGCATCCTATGGTTGGAGAATCAAACGTAGTTACAACTACTGTTTCTTTTGATGGACAACATTTTATTCTTCCATCTATGGTTGGAGGTGAAAACTTGATAGAGGGTGACGAGTTTATAAATGTAGCCAGAAAAAAGGGTTTAAAGAATTATCCTGCATTTAATGATCCTAAAATTGCTAGTGCTGTTAGTAAGCTTATGCACGGCGGCGTTCTTGAGGATGGAACATTCTCCTACGAGCTTGCAAAACAAAATTTTTAATATGGCAGACAATAAAAGCACAACAGACTACGGTCTATTTCTTGCGGAAGAAAGACTAGTTAAATTGTTCAAAAACACTTTAAGAAAAGATGAAGGTTTTAAACCTAAGCCTTATAAACCTAATCCTAAAGAAGAATATTTTACAATAGGGTACGGTCATTATGGCCCTGACGTAAAGCCAGGTATGTCTATTGATAAAGATGCTGCTGAACGTCTTTTGGATAAGGATGTAAGAACTAGGATTAAAAGTATAAGAAAAGCTCTTCCTGATTTTTCAACTTTTTCGGAGTCTTTGCAAGATGCTGTTTTTAGTGAGCATTACAGGGGGTCTATTATGCAAAGTCCTGAGACAAGACGCTTGATAAACGAAGGAAAATACGGAGAAGCTGGTGATGAGTTCTTGGACAACGATCAGTACAGAACTGCTGAAGCTGACGGAATACCTGGTATTCGTCCTAGAATGGAAAGAGTTTCTAGGGAACTAATTAAATTTTCAAATGCCCAACGATAACGATGTTGTTTTTTTGTCGAAGTACGAGCACTTTGCTCGTTTTATAAAAGATATAAAGGATCGAAGAGAGTCTAGTATATCTAGACTAAGATCCGCTTCACAAGAAGAAGTAATGCAGATCTCTGGAGAGATTTCTGCGTACGATGATGTACTTCAGGACTCGGATTCAGATAATTTATTAAAAAAATGGTCTGATCATGTCTAATATGTAAGTTTCCGTGCTATAATTACGCCCTCGCCATCGCTAGGCGTAATAGCGGAAACAGCATATACACATGAGTGAAGTTATCGAGGCGGTCGCTGATGCCTCTCAAGATACAGCGGAAAATACTAATATAACCGCGTCTGAGTTCGAGCTTAGACGTGCCAGACATATGGAGGATTTAGTTCCTTCGGAGTCTGAACCAGAGGCCAAAGATGCGTCTATTTCAGAAGATATTGAGACTGAGTCCCAATCTAATGAAGAAGAGGTTTCCGAGGGTAATGAAGATGTTCTTTCAAATATCGACTTAGAAAATCTTTCTGAGGAGCAGATTAAACACCTTTCTGAGGCTCTTTCTAGCCGAGCTGTTGGCCGTTTTGGCAAACTAACAGCTAGGGCTAAAGCTGCCGAGGAGAAGGCTCAAACACTTGAGGAAAGTTTAAAGGCTCAACAGGAGGAAGTTCTATCTTCTAAATCTGAAATTGTTGATAACCCGTACTCTGACTTGAATTCCATGAAGGATATTCAGGGCAAGGCTAAGGAAATCAATGATATTATTGATTGGGCAGAGGAAATATTGTTCGACTCTGATGACTACAGTCCACACGACATGGTTACAGAGGCTGATGGGAAATCCATGACTAAAGCCGAGGTGCGTGAAGCTCTAAAGCAAGCAAGGAAATCTAAAGACAAGTTTCTTCCTGACCAATTTCAGAAGGTGAAGAAAACGGAAAACGCTGTAGCGTTACGCCAAGAGTATGGTCAAAAAGCTTTAAGGGAATTTAAGTGGTTAGGCGACAAAGATAGTGAGCAGACTAAACAGTTTATGCAACTAGCTGGTCAGCCTGCTCTGCGAAAAGCCTACGAACAAAGCCCTGACCTTAGTTGGCAACTCCCATATCTATTAGCTCATTCAGTTGATAGTATGTTCGGGGGAGGCGCTAAAAAATCACCTAAAGGTGCTGGCCAAGCGTTTAAGCCGTCTCCACCTAAAAGCCCTTCATTGGGCGGTGCTAAGTCCGATAAGTCAGAAAACAACTCTTCAAAAGCCCTAAAGGATCTTTCGTCTAGGTTCAAAGAGTCTGGAAATAAAGATGACTTCGAAAAACTGCGAGAAGCGCGATGGTCGCGCAATCTCGCCTAACCTGAATACATAAAATGTCACTATCAAATACATACGACACAACTAGTCCAGGTTCGGCTGCTTCCAATAGAGAAGATCTTAGCGATGTGCTAACTATCTTGGCTCCTGAAGAAACTCCCGTCCTGTCCTCACTATCAAAAACTCGTGCCTCTGGCACTGTTCACGAATGGACTGTAGACTCTCTCTCTTCTCCCAGAACTACTGGGATAGCTGAAGGAGCTGACGTTACCACTTTCACTGACCAGTTCAGTGGCCGCGCGCGTCTTACAAATAACACCCAAAAGTTCCGTCGGGACTACATGGTTAGCGACCTCCAAGAGGCTGTTGATTCTGTTGGCCCTGCTAAAGTTGCTCAAGCTGAAGCTAAGGCAGTTCGCGAACTAAAACGTGATATTGAAGCTACTTTGCTTTCAAACAATGATCTAGACACCGAAGACGGAGCTGGTTCTGTTTACAAGCTACGTGGCCTCGGCGACTGGATTGATTCCAACGGCCCGACTGCGGTTCCCGCAGATTACCGTACGCCTGCCGCTAGCATTCATGGTACTGGTGCGTTTACGGAAACTGCGATGAACAACATCATCACCTCCATCTATCGCGTAAGCGGCACGACCAACTCTTTGACGTTGGTTGCTGATACGGCTCTTCGCCGTATCATCAGCGACTTTGCTCGCCTTGATCCAGATGGTGATGCTGCTGGAACTTCTATCCGAGACGTAAACTACAACGGTGATTCTGCTAAGATTAAGCTCTCTGTTGAGCTTTATCAGTCTGACCACGGTATCGTTTCTGTTGTCAACATGAACCCAGATTGCGCTCCTGATACTTCTGCTAAGGATACTGGCTATTTTGTCAATCCTGAGTACGCTGGCATCGCAGAGCTAATCCCAATGGGCAGTTCTCGTCTACCTAATCAAGGTGGCGGAGAACGTGGATACGTTGATTGCGCGCTTACGCTCGCAGTTTACCATCCTGGTGCTCATGGTAAAATCACCGCAATCGCATAAACCTAAATACTATGGCAATTCAATTAAAAAATGTCCGTAATCTGGCAACCCTTGCTTTGGGTTTCAATTACGAAGCATCAATCGATCTCGCAGATCTTGGCTCTACCGCAGGTTCTGCCACGGCTGTTGATGTCGAAGTAGCCTCGGCTGCTATGGCTGGAACAATCACAGATTCTGCAATTATTGTGGATGAATTGGTTGTTGGTCCCAGCATATCCGACGCAACCATCGCCTTTGGTGATAATGGAGACCCTAACGGATTCGTTGTTGAAGCCGATGTCTTCAGCGATAGCAATAATCTAGGCAAAATCTTCCGCAACAATGGAGCGGTTTCCCAAGTTGGAAATCACCTCGTTAGCGCTGTTGATCTTACCTACAACTTCACGGGAGCGGCTCCAAATGTAGCTACTTCTGGTAAGATTCGCTTGTTGGTTTCATACTTCCCAACCGCTGGTTTGGCTTACGCATCATAATTAATTAATTAATTATTTGAAGGGGGAGGTCGGCTTTAACTGGCCTCCCCCTTTTTGTTTATGAATATCATTACATCTTTTCCACGATACAGCGACGGAGAAATAAATCGAGCGTTCATGCGTGAGATTAGGACTGGACTGAAGCTCGAAAAAGAAACCGAAAAAGCTCGAACAGACATTGCTAGAAAAGAGTCCGCAGAACTTAAGGGCAAGGAGCATCCTGTTCTGGGAAGGCCAGTGGCAGTAATGCCACCAAGAGAGTTTTTTAGGCTAACAAAGAAGTACGGGAACGACACCGTGCATTCTAAAGAATTTATACAAGATTATAACAAGAGGTTCAAGGATCTCTCACCCAATAACGCGTAATGCAGGATAAAGCTAATAAAGATTTGTATGATCTGATATCCGCCCTGGCGGGTACATCTGATTTTACCACTGCTGAAAATGCTCATCTATTAGCTTTAGCGAACAGGCGGATGTACGAAGCGTACAACCGCACTCCGTACTGGGCTAGGTACTTAATATCCGCTGAACCACGTACTATACAGAACCAAATATGTCCATTCACTCAAGACGGGTACTACCTGTTTGGTGCAGGAACTGATGGAGTTAATGGGCTGTACAAACTCAACGGAGCAGAGAACGGTCAATCGGCGTACACGCACTACGAGACTACCGATATATCTGCCACGGCTATAGAGAACGGGACAGTGTACCAAATCGAGTACGCTGGCTCCTCCAACTTTACTTCGGTTGGTGCGGCAAACAATAACGCTGGAACCATTTTTACGGCATCAGCATCCACTACAGGAACAGGTAAGGTCAAAACTGCCGCATTCAGCCTAATTAGGAATAGCGGAAACAACGCCTGGATAATTATAGAAGGATTTCCTAACGCTACCGAAACTGCGTACTACTCTTTAAGCTCAACTAGCATAACGGAAACAGGCTGGAGCATTGGAACCTCTCCGTCAGCTAAGGCAAACGCCCCACGGGTTAGGGATCTAAGCGAAATTGGGGAGTTCGTTAGAATTCATCGGAACCAAGCGTTCCTTAATATGTCTTCTGTCGAATACGAGTTCGGCGTTCAGTCCGACGGCGCTCATATTCTGAATGCTGTAAATGCAAAGGAAAGCCAAGTTTGGGTCACTTACAAAAAACCAATTACCTTGTTGACAAGCCTAGACATTGATGGGGCTGCATCTTTGACGCAAGTACCACAAGAATTTTTTTACTACATGGCACACGCTACATACGCTGACTTCCTTCGAATGGATGGGCAACACAATAAAGCTTCCTTTGAGGAACAGATTGCTGAGAACTATTTAGGCGAAGAAATGGACAATCCACAGCAAGTAGCAAACAACAATACTATAGGAAAGCGTTTTAGAACGCACGTATCCCAACAATCAAGATAAATGAACTCAAGAACATCCAACTTATACTTAGGCAATCCAAATCCAAACGCAACTAACCAGAACCTTGTTGTTGCTGGTTCTGCTGTTAGTTTTGCTGCACTTAACATAGATACTGATTACGTTATTATAGATGTACAGGATAACGATGTTTATGTTACCTTTGACGGTACAACTCCAAGCGCAACTAATGGGCATATTTTGCCTAGAGCACAAGGGCTACTTGTCGTTAGTGCTAATGCAGCTAAGGCTGCTAAGTTTATTCAAGTTAGCGGAGGATCAGTTGTTCACGCAACTCAGTTTGTTGATTAATGAGAAACATTGCTTTCAATATTATAAACGAAGGTCTGAGACTTGCTCAGGCTGGGTTTAAATTTATTTCTGTTGGACCAGCATATGGAAGTTCGTACCTGCGTCCTGGTGGAACTAGCTATTACAAGAAACCAGGCGGAACAGACTATTACCTTAGACCTTAATAGATTATGGCAGACTTAACAGTATCAGCAAACGTAGACACAATGCTACAAGCCGCGAACAATGCGGCAATTCGATCAGCAATAGGAGCAGCGTCAACTGCTGGTCCGTATAACGGTACGCTAGGGGCTTCATCCACTACAACCGCGAAAGTCACAACCCTAACAGCCTCCACGGGCGTCCTCTTCGGCTCCGACACGGCGGCGGCTAACACGTTGGATGACTACGAGGAGGGAACCTGGACGGCTGTTGTCAGAGGCTCCAGTACGGCAGGAACCTACGAAATAGGACAACAGTACAGCTCGTACACTAAAGTGGGCAGACTGGTTACTTTAAGCTGTAAAATTACCCTCGCTAGTTCGATAACGGCAGGAGGTTCGGGTTACACAAAAATTACTGGCGCGCCTTTTGCAAAAGTTGCTAACACTGCTCCAAATGCTATTTGTGCAACAAAGGGCGTTGATTATGCAGGGTCATTTATAACGGTGGAATTTGATACTCACAATGCAAGTTCAAACCTCTATCTGACCGAGACTCTTGATAATGGGGGTGGAGTTGACCTCCCTATTGCTAACCTCGCTGCTTATGACATTTTCGTGTTCACAATATCATACGAGGTTTAATTTTAACAATACGCCTAGTGGATTCTAGGCACTGACAACAAAATACATCATCATGGCACTAACAGAAGAAACATTCGACGATAAGATTGAGCTGGTAGGCGAGTTCCGCCACGTCCAGATCCGCACAGCAACCATAATCAAGCGCGACGGCGAGGAAATCAGTCGCTCTTTCCACCGCAGGGTACTGGCTCCAGATGCTGATGTTTCGGAGGAAAACACAGAGATAAAAGGCATTACGAAATCGGCGTGGACTAAAGCAATTAAAAAGGATTACATTGCGTCACAAGCAGAGGATAACGCGCGAGTATAATAATACTGGCTAATCCCACAAAGTTATACCAACTAAAAAATAATATGCCACACGGACCAGGAACATACGGAAGCAAAGTCGGACGCCCATCTACGGCTGTAAAAGCTAAGGGGAAGAAAAAACTGGCTAAGAAAAAAAAGAAGTAATCCATGATCCCAGCATTCTTAGCTCCGCTCGTTGGCCCAGCAGTAAACAAGGTTCTTGATCTCATCCCGAACAAGAATGAGCGGGAACGCGCGCGTGAATCAGTCGAGGCATCCTTTGCTGAAGGAATACTCGCAGCGGCAGCGGCTCAGACCAGCATAAACGAAGTAGAGGCACAGCATAAGAGTGTTTTTGTTTCTGGTTGGCGTCCGTGGTGCGGTTGGGTTTGTGGGTTTGCTCTTGCGTGGAACTACATCATTCAGCCCATCGCAGCTTGGGTTGGTTTCCTTGCTGGTTACGACCTCTCAGGCGCTCCACGATTGGACACCAGCGAACTAACGACAATACTGATGGGGATGCTCGGTTTGGTAGGAGCTAGGTCTTACGAAAAGCTAAAAGGGGTTTCCCGAAGCTCATGATACTAGCAGCAGTAAAAGAATCACCAATGTGGATTAAAACTACACTTACCTCATGGCTTGGAACGGCTACGGGATTTAGCATTAGCCTCGGTCAGTTCGAAGGAGAGATCAGGGCTTGGGCTGCGTTGGTTGGGGGTATATTAATCCCCCTTACCGCATTAGCATTTCATGTTTACATAACTCTTCGTAAAAAGAAATAGTGGCTATAAATAAGAAAACCATGAAGTGTAACGTTCCGAAAAGGCAAGTGTCTGGCGGGAAGAAATCTGTTGTGAAAGCCTGTCAGGGTGGAAAAGAAAAGATAGTACGCTTCGGGGATTCTAACATGAGCATCAAAAAAAGTAACCCAGCACGTAAGAAAAGTTACTGTGCTAGGTCGGGTGGCATTAAGGGTAAAAGCAATAAACTGTCTGCTAATTACTGGAGCAGGAAAGCTTGGAGTTGTTAAATGGCTAGGTACGATAGATACGGTAAACAAGATGACCGAATAGCTGAAGAATTTGATACTGGATTTATCGGGTTCAACAACCGCTTGCGTCCAGATCAGCTACCAACGGGCGTATTAACAGAATCAAACAATGGTCGATTAGGACTAAACGGAGAGTGGCAAACGCGAAAGACTATTGATTTCTTGGCATCACCATTTCAACCCGCTCCACTCAAAGTAGGTTCTGTTAGGTTGCATAACAACGCTTGGCCATCTATTTCTGGAACGCCTTCCATTAGCAGTGGAACGGTGACAATATCTTTTGGTTCGGACGCATTTCCTTACGCAGGACAAGCGGCTGCAAGTTGGGTTGGCAAAGTAGTCAACCTTACTGGATTTGCTGGAAATGTTCCAATAGACGGGAACTATCTTATAGCATCTGCCCCAGCCAATAACAGAATAACAGTGGTCATAACTGGCCTTACCAGCATATCCACAGTGGGTACGGCTAGGGGTCCACATTTAGATGACACCGCTATTAATGAAATTGAAGACGCAATAGAATACAGCGATCCAAATAACAATTCAGAAAGCTATGTATTGTGCGTCGGAACCAATAAAGCATCTGTTGTAAAAACATCAGATAGTTCAACCGTAGACATAATTTACCCAAGCGGGTTGAATGCAGTTGGAGGGCAGGCACTACAAGCATTTAACAAGGTATTTATTTTCAGGGACGGTAAGATTGCCTTAGAATGGGATGGTGTACTAACTGGAACTCCTGATTTTACTAGGGTAGCAAACGGATCTTTTACAGAACCCTCAGACATTATAGTTCCTGCTGGAAGCTTCCAAGTTGTTAATCAAATAGGAACAGTGGTTTCAGAGACTGGATCACTGAGCCAAGGAACATCTATATTTATAAAAAATGGTGTAAATTCAAATATTACAGACCCAGATGACGCGGAATACGACATTAGTGGGTCTGGACTAAGACAAGTTGTTCCTAAGGACGGCGGCGGTTTTCACTTTGAGTTCTTTGTAAAAGAAGTTTTTGTTACAGATAGTAGTCCTACAGCTATTTCTACAACCAGTCTTAGCACGACATCTGGAACTGGATCGTTTACTGGGTACAATAAAGCAACTTTTACTACATCAGCAGGACATGAGCTAAAAGTGGGTGATCCTATTAGTATAGCGAACTACCATTCATCCGTTAATGGAAATAGGGTTGTCGCTGAAGTAGGAAGCACAACAACATTTTCAATTTATATATCTGGAACATTGAGTAGCCAAAGTGCAAGTGGATCTCCCACCGTAGGACTTAAAAAAGGTTTTACGTTCTCAGTACCTGCTGAATGTACTGATGGAATCAAAACGTCAAAAGATACACTGATAGCTACTCCAACATTTTTAGAAAAAGCCTCCGAAGGTTCTGGATTTACCCATATGCCAGCTCCTCCTTTTGGAGAATATCACCAAAGAAGAATAGTAGTTCCTTTTAGGTACTCAATGGACGAAAATGCAAGCGGGACAACAATCACCGATAGGAACATACATGATGAGCTTCTATTTTCCCAGTTTCTACTTAGCGATGAGTACGATATTATATTTGGTCAATTTAGGCTAAATGCAGGAACTTCAGACTTCATAGTTGGAATTCATTCTTTTTCAGAGGACAAACTAGTTGTTTTCAACAGAGGCAGCATACATTTAATTAGCAATAGTTTTATTGTAGAAGATGCTAGAAGTACGCTAGTAACGAATGAAGTAGGATGCTTGGCCAGGAAAAGTATAGTTCAAGTATCTAACAATCTTATATTCTTGTCCGACAATGGTATTTACGGTGTAGACTTCCAAGACTTGTATAACTTACGTGGCAGGGATCTTCCATTATCAGCAACCATCGAAGCTACCATTCAAAACATAAATAAAGATTATGCAGAAAACGCTGTAGCTGTATATTTTGATAACAGATATTTCATAGCTCTTCCAATTGGGCCTAATGCGAAAACAAACAATACACTTCTAATTTACAATTTTATAAACAAAGGCTGGGAATCCATAGATTCTATAAACAATCCCGCTTGGGAATTTACTCACTTAACGATAGCTGGAAAGGGCCAAGACCGAGGAGTGTACGCAACAAACAGAACTGGAGGCGTACACAAGATTGAAGGAGGAACTGGAGGCAATGACGTATATACTATTCAGGTAGGATCTGCTTCTCAGTCAAATGCAGTCGTTTCTTCAGCGACAACTAGGATGTACACGCTTAAATCTATAGATAGAAAAAAGTGGAACAATTTTGATTTGCATATTGAATCTGAAGTAGGACTAGAGAGCAATGGAAACCTATTTATAGAAACAGAAAATCTAGACAGTAAGGTAGAAGGCGAAGATAGCAGAATTAATTTAGGAACACTAGCAAGTTTTAATAACGGAACTCAATTAACAGCAGGAGAAGACTACTCAATCAGAGGAAGAATTGGAAACAGAAGAGCGTACGGATTGCAATTTACACTAGATACTACTTTCGGAAGACCAAAGTTTAGATCACTAAAAGTGGCAGGTGCTCAAACATTTAGAAACACATCAACAGCAGAATAATGGCTATATTAAGCAAAGGAACAACTTACGCCGACGGCGCTCAAATAACATCAACGAACCTAAATGCACTGGTTGATAGTGCGACGTTCGTGGCTGCGGCAGTCGAATCGGGTGGCGGGGTACAGCTCAACGGAAGTGGACAACTCAAAGTAGGTGGCAATATAGATATTGGCACAAATGCGCTGACGGCAACTGGTGCTATTAGCCTTGGTGCTACATCTTTTAACGAGAACAATATTACCGATGTTGCTTCCATTGACGTAGCGACTGTCAAATCAGATAGTACAGATGTTACTATTGATGCTGCTGTAGACATTATTCTTGATGCTGGCGGTGCAGACATCCTACTGAAGGATGACGGAACTCAGTTTGGTAGACTTACAAATAGCAGCAGTGATTTGGTTGTTGCTTCTTCTGTTTCAGATAAGGACATTTTGTTTCAAGGCAATGATGGTGGTAGTGCAATTACAGCTCTTACACTTGATATGTCGGATTTGGGTACAGCTAATTTTAACAAGAACATAACTTTAGTTGATGGCGGTAAAGCCCTGTTTGGTGCTTCTTCAGACTTGGAGATTTATCATAGTGGTAGCCATTCTCATATACACGATACTGGTACTGGAAATCTTTATCTAGATACAAACGGTGTTGAGATAGACCTTACCTTTAACAACAATAGCGAAACCATGCTTAATGCTGTAGCAAATGGAGCAGTAACTCTTTTCTATGACAACTCAGCCAAGATAGCTACAACAAGTGTTGGAATAACTGTATCGGGAGATGTGTCGTTTACTAATGCTAATCCCGAAATACTAGGTGGAGATGCCGATGGGGTGATGTATATTGCGCCTAGTACCACAAAAGACTTAGGTGGCAACATCCTATTGTATGGAAATACCCACGCTTCTAAGGCAAAAGACATTGAGATTAGGGCAACCACGGGTGTTGAGGCTCACTATGATGACTCGGCTTCCACGTGGGACTTCCAAGCAAACGCCATTTCTACATCTGGCCCTATTGTAACAACTGGTGCGATGGGTGCAACTGGGTCAATAGATATACATTCTGTAACAGGCACGGGTAATAAAGAAGGCGGACAGTTAACCCTACACACTGCCGACGATTATGATGGTACATATGCTACGTGGGGGATTGATGCATACGAGGATGATCTTAGGCACATTGTAGGCGGAGCTGAGGTAATGAGAATGGAACCAGGAGGTCATACAATCATAGCTAACGGCCTCACCCTTACGGACGGTGATTTAGCAGTAGCGGCAAATCATGGAATCAGTTTTGCTGCTAACGCTCATGCTCCAGGGATGTCCAGTGAGTTATTAGACGATTACGAAGAGGGGACTTGGACACCAACCATAACATTTGGAGGAGGAAGCACGAGCTTAACATACGATTTGCAAGTGGGAACATACACTAAGATTGGGGATTTAGTTACCGCTGCGTGTTGGTGTGATCTATCAGCCAAGGGGTCATCAACTGGTGATGCGGTGCTGGCTGGATTGCCGTTCACCTCAAGAAATTTGACGGGTAATTTGTCGGCAGCTACTCTGAGGGTTTCGAACATCTCTTTTGCTGATATTCCTATGGGCTATAACCTGTCAAATACTGCTACCATAACGCTACAGGAATCAACCAATGCTGGAACAGTTACGAACTTAACTAATTCTAACTTTGCTAACACATCACAAATCATGATGTCCGTAGCATACCGAGTTTAATTTAAACACCAAAACAACATGGCAATTACAGAAAGAACAGAACAAGACAAGATCGAGATTGTTGGTATATTTCGCAACATTCAGGTGCGAACGGCACTTATCATCGAGCGTGATGGCGCTGAGATTAGCCGTTCATTTAGCAGACACGTAGTTAGTCCAGGGGATGATGCGACGAATGAAAGCACGGAGGTCAAGGCCATCGCTGACTTGTTTCATACTGCGGATATTAAATCTGCTTACGCGGCTCAACTTGCATCACAAACAGAAGGACTAGAACCATCCGAGTAGAAGGTTCTAGAACTGTCGGCAAACATTAGAGGGATAACATGAGCGATCTAATAACATTAGTAACACCTGACATGGAGCCAATTTCGGCTTCTAGCGAACTTGCAAATACATGGGGTACAGGAGACAGCCTGGATTCTCAGATAAACACGTTCAAAAGAACCAACCCTCAAGCTGCTGAAAAAGCTGCTGAACTTGGGATGGATATTGAAGAGTATTATCTATCAGAAATCCTTGGGCTGAATGGAGGTTCTTCTCAGCAAAACTTCTTTCAAAAAGCAGGTTCATTAATTTCGAAGTTTGCAATGAATAAAGTTGGAGATGTAGCCGATGTTGGTAAAGCAGCATTTAGTGCTGGTAAGAATATTGTAAAAGGGAAACCTAGAGCCGCACTAGATGACGCAAAGAATGTGGCAAATAAGGTTAATAAACTTACGAATTTAGGGACAAGTGACATTGCTAAAGAAATGTTTGGAGATGTGGCTGGGAAAATAGCAGACGCTGAGGATGCAACAGTAATGAAAAGCGCTGCGGCAGGAGGGTTTTTAAGAGATGATATAACGGGAAAGGGAACCTTTTTGGGAGGTGCAAATACGCTGATGGAAGACGACGAAACAATTAACTACAACACTAATACGGGATCTACAGAAAGTACGCAAACAGCAGGAAACTCAGATCTAGAGAAAAAATACAACGCGTATTTAGAGATGGTACAGCGTATGTCTGGCAAAGGTATTGAGTCACGATCTCAGTCACTAGAACAAGCTAGGGGAACTTTTGGTCCGCAACTTTTTGGTGCAGCAGAAGATTATAGAACTGCTGCGATGGATAGTTTTGCAAGAACCGCAGGGTTAGAAACAGGGGCCAGCTACCAGGAAGTACTTTCGGCGTTCACTCAAAACGATCCTACAGAAGAAAAAAGACTTAGGGATGAGTCTAGGGCTGTAGGAGTGGCTTCTGGTCGTTCATTTGATCCTGCGGCTATGAAAGGAACAATGGATTTAAATCAGTTATTTCAGGCTAGAAAAACTCCTTATATCCAAAGTATGCTTCCAGAGCTAACGCTAGGAAGAGGAATGCAGTACGCTGGAGGGCTAGACGCTACAGTTATGGATACCCTTCCTTCCTTTGCCGACCAGGTGAAGTTCGACACCGCTCAGCAACAAAACCAGTTCAACCAAGATCTTCTTGAAGCACAAAGGAAAGCTGGAGATTCAAACAAGTTTGCTCAAGGTGCTAATGCGTTCTTAGGAGCTTACCAACAAGACCTTTTTGGACTTAAAAGCAATATTGTAGATCCCTTCGCAAAGTTTTCTGCAAATTTAGTATCCGACACTCTTAAAGGGTTATTCCCAGGGAACTCAGGGTCTAAAAACAACTTTGATTATTCGGAGTATCAATCACAGTATGGCTTTCCTGGTGAAGAAGAGATGTCTCGTTTTTTAGAAAACGACGGCTCCTACTTTAATTCTAAATTGGAAGACTTTAAATACTAATTATTATGAGATTCGGACAACTATCAGTTCAGGAGATGATTCCTGATATTACACCTTTGCTTAAAGCTCGCCAGATGAAAGATCAGGCGTTCCAAAACATCGCTGGAACCGTCATGCAGTTCGCTGCTGACAAGGAGAAGAAGGAGCTAGATAAAAAACAAAAAAAACAAGGCATAGCTGCAATAACTCCATTCTTAGAGGATTTAGCTAGAAGAAATCCTGCATTGAAAGATATTGATCCTGGCAAGTTTTATGCTCTTCACGGGAAAGATTCTTTACAAGAAGTAGCAAGATATATGCAAGCCTCTGCGGTGCAGAGTACAGCAAAAGCTAATGTTCTAGAACAACTCAATGAAGGGAATGAGCAGGCTGTGTCACGAAATACCGATGCTGTAATTCAAAGATTAGAACAAAGGTTTGGGGTAAAAGGACTGGATGTTGATATAAACAACATAAGAAATAACGTTGCTGAAATTGCCAACGAGTTCGGTATTACTAATTATAATTCGTCTCTTGCTGTAAACAAAACTTACGAAAACATCACAAAAGCAGGTACTATTGCAAGTGGAGTTGAGGACAAGCAAATGGCAATTAGAAAAGGATTGGCTAACACCGTTTCTCAATTTATAACACAAGAAAGCATAATTGATACAGCTAAAGATGTTTATGTAGATCTAATGGCCATTACGCCTGATGAGTTAGAAAAAGAAAAGAATCTTATATTACAGAGTGTAAGTGAAGGTGATAAGGTTAATCTTAAGAGTGCAGTTGCTAGCCTAACAGGTAACTCAGATGCAATTATAGCTGAAAGTTATGCCTTTATTCAGTCCTTTTTTAAAGGAACGGGAGCATCAGCTTTTCAACAAAAACTATCAGCTTTAGCTGGAAGAATAGCGAACACTGTCCTTCAAGGCACTAGAGAATCTTCTATGGACGGATCTTCTGGGTACGGGCAGTTGACGGGGCCAGAGCTAACATTACTTAAGAACTTCTACGGTGCTTTAGTTACCGAAGGAGGTTCTTTGTCTAATTTCAGCGTAATACAAGAAACTCTTGAAAGAATAATGAGAGAGATTCCTCAAGCGGCATCAAGAAGGTTTGAAAATGCCTCCCAGGAATTCGGTACAAAAAATTCTTTGGGGTACAACCCAACGAAAGCAAAGAACGAAATGTTGGAAGACTTGAGAAAGTCTCCTAATTTCGCGTTGTTTGACTTAGGAACTGGTGAGGCTTTTGATATTACATCTTTTATTGAAAAGCATTCAACAGGAGAAAAAGAAAATAATAATGCTTCCACTACTGGTAATAATTCCACTTTATCTAGTTTATTTCGAACAGAACCGACTGTTTCTTCATTTTCCAAACGTGGGTATGGACTTCTTTCTGATCCTCCTCGCGGCGATGCTATCTATCGTCCATACCCAAGTTCTTCTACTGGAACATCTAGTATGATTCCCCCTGTACCGCAATATGCACCAGATTCAGTTGATCTTGGACGAGGTTTATCGGTAGTTGACTCAGGAGATGGACTTGAATTCTTTTGGGGATCAAAGAAATGAGCACGACTTCTATTACATGGGAAGAGTTTGGAATAAAACTTGACGTTAATCACTCTCCCGAAGAGTTCAACGAAATAATTGAGAGTTTAAGTCCCGAACAACACGATAATTTAGGAAAAGAACTTCGATCTAGGGCAGCGAACAAGGTGCTAAAACAGTACAATACTGTTGAAACATTAGCCACTCCGCCTAGCTACTACTCTAGCTCAATGCCTATGTATCCTGTTGACCAAGTTCAAAACTCCCCCCTGAAAATTGGTCTAGGAACGCCCAGTACTGGAGATTACGCAGGCAAAAAAATACCGAAGGAAGTTTTAATATCTGCGTCTTTAGGAATACCAGAAGGAAATGTAGATCTTAGCACAGGTCTGCCTACGGCTACAAGATATTGGGCATCTCTTTCTGCTGTGCCAGAGGAAAAAGAAAAATATCTAGAAATAGCAAGTGGTGGTGAGCTTAAAAAGATAAATATAGATGGGGCTAATCACAGATTTGTTTTGAACCCAGATGGTACGCTTAATCCAATAGACGAAGAAGGGTTAAGCCGTGCTGACTTTGTGGAGCTTTTAGATTATTTACCAGAGGTTGCGGGGATAGCGACAGAAATTGCAACAGTAGTTGCCTTCGGTGCTCCTGGGGCCCCTGTTGCATTTGTTGCTGGTCCTCTCGTAGAGGCGACTCTCCAAGAGAGAAGTAATGCTAGATTCAGAAATAGGGCTTTAAATCCTGCTCTTAAAGAAGAAAAACAAGGTGCGGTAAATCTGTACGAAGGTTCACTTGCAAGAGGTGCAGTGACACTAGCGTGGGGATTAGGAGGAAATGCTTTAGGTGTTATAGGGGGCAGGGTTTTCATAAAAAATGGAGTAATGGATATTGTTAATCCAAGTGACATTGCTAAAGAAACCGCTAAGGCAATGTCTGATTTGCAAAAAGAAGCAACAAAAAAAGGTATAGACCTAAGGCTTCCAGATATTCCTTTTGGCGATGCAACGATGAGAATAGCAAACACCACTGATCCTGGGAAAATGTTTCTTCAAGATATGATAAAAAGATTAGATGATTTTGGTAAGAACATATACGACCCAGAATATCTTATTAAAAACAAAAAACTCTTTGAAGCGGATCTTGAGAGAATTGCATTAGATCAAGTCGAATATGCAAGGTATATGGACGCAGAATTACGTGCTATAGACGTAAATGCTGCTACCGCTATGGGTGATTCTCTTAAGAAACGAATTCAAGAAACCCAAAACTTAAAAGCTAGTAAAGGGGAGCACCTTTTTTCACAAGATGATTTATCTGCTACACACAATCCTTTTAACGAAGCCTTAATGGGGCTAAAAGATAGAATATATAAAATATCTGACGATAACTACGATGCGGTAAAAAAATATTCTAGGTCTAATCCTTCAAAAAATCCTATTAAAGTTCAGGATTTCTTTAAGAGGATGGAGAAAAAACTTAGCAAAGATGAACTGAATCAGTTAGCAGAAATTTACGCTATAGAAATCAAAACTACACCTACGTTAGGTATAAAAGGTGAAGATGCGTACAAAAATTTAAAATCATCAAGTGGTTTTGACAGGTCTATTCTACGTTTTGATTCTGTTGATAAACTATATCGACTTAGGTCAAATATTGGTTTTAAAGAAGGAAAAGAAGTCGAAAAATTTAACTTTGAAAAAGCATTAAAGGAAGAACGATTCAGTACTTTGGACTATCAGGGTAAAAAACTTCTTAAAAATGCTGATGGTTACTACAGAGATTCAGTAAGCCCAATGAAGGGAAGAATATTGAAACCAGCTTTTGATAGCTTTACCGATAAAATGGGAAAGCGGGGAGTAAAAGAACGCGAAGGCTTAGTGGGAGTAGACAACGTACTAAAAAATAAATCAGGAGCTGCTGTAGAAAAGTTTGATTTAGCGATTAGACTATTCGATGAGGCAAAAGATGAGGCTGGAAAACAACAATACATTAAGTCTTTAAGAGGTGGTTACTTGCTTAAAAATGGTGCATTTACTGGAAATCCTTCGGGTCAAATTATTAAACCTACTGTAGCAGATGCTCTGCTCCAAAAAAAGTTATTTGGAAATCAGTACGAAGGTATGTTTGGACTTCTAAGGGAATTAAAAGGACTTGGAGGAAGCCTCAGCCCTGATGCGGGACGCTATCTTTTAGATAATGTTTCTAAATTAGACAACAAACGCGCTGAATTGCTTTATGACCAACTTAGAGTTCTTTCAAAAGAGAAAATACAAAGAAAGAAGGATCTGGGAGAGATTTTATTTAATTCCCCCGATCAGGTAACTTTACTTAGAAGCCAAGGAATGTTGGCGGAGTTCGTGACGGCAGCAAAAATAAGTAGTGCTTCCATTAATGACTTTTTATCAAAATTTGGCTCAGATATTCAAAGAGACGCTTTTAAAGCAAGAGTTATAGAAGAGTTGTTCGCTAATAATCAAAAATCAGGATACCTTTTCGATGGCAAAAAAGTAATAGAAATTCTTAATAAGGACGACAAAAAGTACAAAACCTTGTTTGGGGCTAAAAAATTATCTGTTATAAAAAAGTACGCTGATGTAGTAGCTAGGATTCCTAAAGCGGATGCTAGTCTTAGCGCAAAAGCAACAGAATTCGGTAACAGCAGGGTGGCTGCAACAATGGATGGGAGTAAAGTTCGGTTTTACTATAGATGGCTTGCTGGATTAAGTGCTAATCCCCAAAAGGCAGCAAAAATATTAGGACTTCATCTTCAGTCTATTGGACAAGGAGCTGAATCTTCATTAAAGTTAGACGTTTTGGCAATGAACCCCGATTACCTTGTTGATGAAATACTTGTAGGAAAAGTAATGTCAAGAACCTTGGCTACCGATGATGCTATTAGTTTATTGTTTGCCCAGGATGATCCAATTGCTGCTGGCTTACGCAACGATATTTCAATCTATTCGAGTACCATAATCGCAGATCAAAGAAGTAAAAGTCCTGAAGCTATTTTAGGCCCAGAATAAGCTTACGGTACTTCTCTTTAGTGCACTCCCGCTTTGAGCGCCTCAGAAGCCTCTTGTACTTCCTTAGAAGCTTATCCTTGTCCGTGAGGTGCTTGGGATGAATAGGATTCTCAGAGTAATCTAGAATCCAGTACTCAATTAGACCAATAAGCGCATCTTCAGCGGATATCCCTAAGTGTCTACAATAACGGTTGAAAGCATTTATTGCCTTACCCTCGAATGCGTTAGTCTCCCGTTGAAGAACTTGCCGAATGTGACCCGTAACGTGATCGTGGTCTAGCACGGGGTCAGTTATAGGCAGGTGGGATATAGGGTCTATCCCTTTTTGTTCATTAAGGGCTGCTTCCCTGTACGGTTTAAGCTCCTTGTATTTAAGCTTCCTCGCCATAATTAAGTCCAGAAAAGAACTGGTAGTTATCATTCAGCTTCTCGAAGGCAGTAATGCCCCATTTTACCTTAGATTCTGACCATTGCTTCACCTTCATGTCCGCTGACTCGCAGTCGAACACAACGCTGAACACATCTGGAATGTAATCCAGTTCCCACTGCTTAGAAATAATATTAGCTTCTATCGCAAGCTGGCAGCAGTCCGTGTCATAACTCTTGTTCTTATCGTTCCTGAATTTGAAGTCGTACAACTCGTACTTCCCTTTCCCGTTCATGCAAATGAGATCAAGCATCCCCGCGACGTTCAGATCATCATCTAGAACAGAGAACTCCATGTGAACTGGAGCTGAAGAAGTGCTAGATATGTGCTCTATGAACCTAGCTGCGTACTTCTTGTACGGGCCGCAGTAATCAGATCCGTCTTGGTATTGCGTCAGAGCCTCCTCTAGGCCAGCGTGAGCCTTTGTACCGAACTCTGATGACGTTACCTCAGTTCCGTCCTCGTCTGTCCTGTACCCCCATAGACGCTCTTTGAGCTTCGCTGGAGGATCATCTGGGTACTTCTTAGTGAACTCAATAAGCTTGTTCTCTCTCCAGATGTTCATGTCGAACCCCGACAAGCCCTTCGGCATGATAGAGAGAATCCCAGTGACTGAGGGAGATACACCCCCGTGCTTTTTGGCCTTCGGAATACTGTTTACAGAATTAACCAGGGATACTTTCCCTGTACTGCTTTTTTTATAGAAGTGCATCCCTCAATATCTAATTAGATTTTGATTGGATGGCTGCTTGGTTCACCATCTCCTGCTTGATATCCTCTACCTCGGCCCCTGTAATATTCTCCCAAGACCGATTCACGTTCTTCTTAGCAAGATCGTGACCGAAGTTCACAATAGCACTAAGAGTCATTCCCTGAAGAATATCAAGAACTGACTGATTGTTGAACGCGTCAGTGATCATGTGATCCTTAACTTGTTCATCTGATATGTTTTCTACTTTTAGATCTTTAGACATAGAACTAAAGATGCTTTTGGATTTCTATGATGCAAGCTTTTTTTTTACTGCATCTCACAATCTTTCTGAAGTCAATAAATGTACTCTAGGGCATCACGGAGTTCACTTCTAACGTACTCGCAGACCTCCTCAACGGATTCAAAAGTCAACCCATGCTTAAGCTCGCTCCTCATCCTGCTGTCTACTTCACAAATCGAAGACGATAGATGCCCTACATTAACCAACAGTTTGAAATCCTCTTGCTCCTCTGGTAAATTAAATTCTATTGTTACTCGTGGCATTTGTATACTAGTCTTTAGATTAATGTTCTTTAACTATCATAGCGTTACGTTTTATTGTTCAATTTCTCTAAAAGCGGCGATCTTAGCGGCGATCATAACTCATGCATTCTCCGTGTATTATCTGAGGCCAAACGAAACTATTGTGGTTCATCGGAGGGAGGTCGCTGTATGCCGTTCGGGTATTTGTTGGAATTGAGGTATTCTTTATGCATTTGTTGCATTTGACGGAATCCAAGGGGTGGCCCTGTAGAGTGCCACCATTCATTATCTGGAAGCTTTTCTGATCTCCAGAACCCCTTGCTTTTTGCGTACTCTTCAAGTGAGAGGGGGATTGTAGGCAAATCGTCTTCGTTAGGTTCGTTGTGCTCATAGCTAATCATATGATCTTCAAATGAAGAGTATCCGCTTTGATCGTGACCGAGTTCATCAAGTGCTTCATTTCCTTCTAACTCTTTAACAATCAATCGGCAATAGCCCTCTTTGTCAACCCAATTGTCTTTCCAATCGCAATCTCCAGTGATTATCCTTGAGTCCTTGGTGGCATTTAGCTCTAGGGATTCCTTTTGTGAATCAGATAGTCTCTCCCAGCCAGGAAAGGCCCGCATTACTTCTTTAAGAGCCTGTGAGCACTCTGCGTTTTCCTTAAAGTCACCGTAACGGCTCTTTCTTTCTTTTAGGGTTTTTTCAATCATAATGCCATTGGGTAAACACTAACTTCATCGAGATCATTTCGACCTCCGTTTTCGACAAACCCACAAGCTATTGCTGGCTTAGGCCCGTGCTTCCCGTACGCCATTGCGTAACTTTCGTGGTCAATCCCGCAGCCAGATTGCATACCGAACACCCGAAAGGAGTCACCAACCGCCCATTGCACGTAGCACTCCGTGTGATAATGCCCTTGAGCATTGCTAACCATATCAGCCTTCGCTCGCTGGATGCCCTTCTTGGCCTCTCCGTGACAGTATTTAACGCCATCTACGTGGATGCTTTCGTGGAACTTCCAATTGGGAGTTCCTAAAACTTCTGGACAACTACGAATCCAACGCTTACTGACCCCTGCACTAAAAGCCTTACGGGATACGATGCGATCATGGTTTCCTATTACCACATCAGCCTTCGGGAATGCCCTATACCAGCGTTTAACCTTCTTGATGGATAGGTCTAGCTCATCGCCAGCAGACATACCATCTGGATCTTGCTCATGGAATGAAGAATAGTGAGAGTCAATGATGTCTCCGATGAACAAAACCCTGTTGCAATTCTTTTTTCTGTACAGCTTTTTGCAAAATGACAAATATTTGTCTAAACAAAAGGGTTCGTGGAGGTCTCCTATTATCAGTAATCTATTCATTATCTATTCATTATCTATTCATAACAATTTGGAGGCTAAGAATTCTGTACACATCCCCCCGAACTCTTCGTCAGGACAACTAGTGTGTTCCTGAGTGAAATTTACAGCGTGAAAGATTTCGTGAGAGATAACGGCTTTGCATTTTTCCTGAACGTAAATTAAAATGTACGCTCCATCTTTCCAGCAAGCTCCTCGTTCGTCCCCGAACTCCAGGTCAATGTTTACTCCCTCAGAATGAACCCATTTACTGTAAGAATCAAAAGAACCGCCTACTTGACACAGGTAGACGGTAGGTAAAAAGTCGCTTTCAATTTTTTTTCTACTCATAAAAAAAAAGGGGGCCAGGGGAATATGAAAACCCAGACCCCCTTCAACCGCAATATATAACCAATACTAGAAAGCCCCTTCTTCTAAAGAAGGGGAAGTGTCAGATGTAGGAGAGTCTTGGAATTCTTGAAACGAATCCCAGAGTTCTCTAGCCAGTATCAAGGAGGCGGTTGCGTCACCGCCGCGTTCAGCAGCAATCTTAAAAATCATAGCTAACGAGATAATCTCATCTCTAGCAGATTTCTTGACTTTGAGGTGTGGTGCAGCACGGGGCGGTTGTTCCACCCCCTCTGGCTTGGTGAAAGAGACCTTACGCTTCCCCGTCTTGGTCTGCCCCTTATCTACGGTCTCCACGATAGAGCCAACAGTAGCCCACCAAGGTGATTCGGAAGTACCGTTAGCAAAAACGGTATCTGGCGAACCTTCTAATACAACTGCGAACGGGTACATCGTCCCGTACTTGGATTCCCATGGATCTGAGAATCGTTCAAATGATTTTATGGTGTCCATACCTACTAGAAAGCCATAGATTCAGGCTCTGTCAAGTCCCAATCTGACATTTTTTCATCTTTTTCTAATTTTTCTAGATTTTGGATCTCAGTGTGAAACATCCTTCGGCTCTTTTGATACCAAAGATCCCTATAAACGAGGACACCAGAGTTCCGCTGCTTGGACACGTAGAACTTACCGTCAGGCCCATCTACCTGTTCTCCAGCCTCTAGCCTCTTCTCCTTGTCTACATTCCGCCATACCAGCACAACGGTGTGAGATGAGGCAACGATTTCCTGCCCTCCCAGAACGTGCTCGTTTTCTGGCATCATCGAGGATGAAGCCTTCTTAGCATCGCAGTGCGCAATCAAAATAACCGTGACTCGGTTATCTAAGGCGAATTTAGCAGCTTGCTTGGCGATCCTCGCCTGACCGTTCCAATCGTCCTTAGCAGTGAGGTGCATCAATGCGTCGATCACAAATATATCGCACCCGTACCTGCGATTAGCGTACAAAAAATCATCTTTTATGCTCTCCCAGGAGTTATCTACGCCCTCCTCGGATTCCACGAACCACAGTTTGTCGGCTAATATACTGACCTCATCTTCAATTTTGTCAGGATCTGGGCATTTCCCGTTCTGCATCCACAGCATCTGCATCAGCATACTTGAACTGGGAATTTCGAAGGACGCAATACATCCCCTGCGACCGTTGGCTGCCATTTCGTGCAAAAGCATCTGGTACATCAACTGGCTCTTGCCGTGTCCTGCGTACCCACCTAGCGTGACTAGTTCGCCCTCACGCAATCTGAACGGTAGTTCAGGCCACATGAACGGATTGTGTGCTTTTTCGGACTCGTATCGGTGTATTTCATCCGCAACGTCCGCTCCCAGGCTTGCTGCTGTACGTAAAGTAGGAGGATCGTTGGACTCAGCAGACTGTACTAGAGCAGGAGCATCGGTAGGACGTTTACGCAGTAAATCATTAGCATCGTTCACATCGCCTGGGTACTGCACGGTTCTACACCGCTGCAAACCGAGGCGTTTAGCTATCTCCTTTGCAGCTTTCTGACCAGCTTCGTCATTATCCATCGAGATGTATATGTTCTCGAAACGGGACAGTGCTTCGTAATCGTTATCAATCCATCCCAGATTAGACACGCCACTCGGCACAGACAAGCACGGCATCCCGACATCCATCTGATCCCAGGACATTGCGTCTATCTCCCCCTCAGCGATCAATATGCTCCTATCGTTGTCCTGCACGTTGTCCCACCCCCAGAGAGTATGCCATGCTTTTGTGCTCCAGATGTCCTTTTTCCCGTTGTTCCGCAGAACACCTGTGCTTTTCAGCATCACGTAGTTCCCATCGGCATCGTGGAACCTAGCAGCCCAGAAATCCTCGTTCACTGTACTGTACCGTTTATGTGATCGGATGCCGTACTTTTGTAGTACAGCCTCGGAGAGTCCTCTATCATGGGATAGGTATTTCATCGCCTCCGTTCCACGCATCGGCCCTAGAGCAGTGCTGCTGTCTTTAACCACAGCTGGACGTTCTACGGCTACTGCTGGTTTTAGATCATGCAGACCGCAGATACGCCTAGCCTCGACAAACGCCTCCTTCCAGTTTGAGTGTTTTCTGGCTATCAGGGACAGTATCGGTATGCACTCGCCTGTGGCTGAGTCTTTTGCGAGGTAGACGCCTCCTTTGGCTCGGAAAACTCCGCAGGATTTGCCCTTGTTCCCATCGAGATCACCCATCTCGTAGTTATTCCCACGCTTTTTGGCTTCAGGGAAATATTTATTCATAACGGTGTCGATTTGAAGTGATAACGCTAGGTTGATTTCTTGTGGTGTGCTCATAATATTTTTCTGATATGCAGAGGTTCATTTTCTGCATTATGATCCTCCTTAAACATTGATTTCTTACGATTTTCTCGCTTTTTTTCGTCCTCAGTTCGTGCCTTGACCGCATCGAAATAGTACGTGTCTACGAGCTTTTTTTCGCAAAGAGCCTTCCACCCGCCCTCGATGTACGTATCGGCGTGAGTATAATTAGGCCAGATCATGCCACCACTCCCGTGGAAGCTATCTAGAACTATCGTCCGACCTGACCTGCCCCTGACCTCTACTTTGTAATCGGAGTCCTGAAGCTCCTTAACGCGAATAACCTGACCCACATTCGGGATGTCTGCGTGTTCTCGACGGAAC